TACGCGATGATAGTAGTAGATTTTCCCGACTGACGCGGCAACTTACATATGGTGAAACGATTATTATGAAAGGTTCCTACCATTTCTTTTTGAAAATCGTAAAGATGAAACGGAATTAACCCCTCATCCAAAGAAACAATTTTAATATATGTTTGAATAAAGTATAGGGGGTCTTTCATACACTTTGTGTATTCTTCAACCTCTTCCTTTGTCCACTCTTGGGTGACATTTGCTTTCTTGAGATTGGGGTTGCCGAGATAATTTTCCATTTTTAATCCTATATTAAAAACCAAGTCTGCCTATACTAATCTTCTTTGTTTTTTAATATACTTTGAAGTTCTTTAGTAGAACCAACAAATAATGCATTTGTTACATTCTTGGGTGCATTATTTGGCACCTCTTTTAATTTATGCATTTTCTCTTGTAAATCACCCAACTTCTCTGTAACTTCCGCTACTTGTTTAATAAGATTTCCAGCAACCTCATATGTTCTTGGATGTTCTGATTCTTTAGCAAGCTCAAGAATTCCATCAATAGCTTTTGACCCCTTATCAACTAAACTATAAAACTGTTCTCGTTGATATTCATAGTCTTTCTCAATATCATCTGTATCAGTTATAGGAAAACTAACTTCCTGTTTTGTTTCTTCGTATGAATTTATAGAATTGGGAACAATTTTTTCTATAACACCCAACTCTTTATCAATTCGTAATGAAGTATCTTTATTCATCATTTATTATCGTCTTCACCTGTTTCTGGGTTATAATTTAATGCATCTTGGAAGAATGATGTGGTTTCATTAAATCCAAAATCATCATCAGCATCAGCCGTTGATGGTTTAGGTGTAACCTTATATCTCTGTTCACGTTTTGGAGATTCATCAGGCAAGTCTGTGTACTGGTCAACCTGTGCCGTTTTAATAACCTTACTGGAAGTAACAGGTCCATAGAGATAAAATTTAGCAGTAAAAGATAAAGTATATACCAGAGCTCTACGAGAAGTAAACTCTCCATCATAAGTATCCTCATAACCAATACTATTTAATATTATAGGAACATCTTTTTTAATTCCCATATCTGACATATCATTAATGGTTAATGTATAGTCAGGTTGAAAGTAGGGAAGAATCTGTTCTACAATTTGTAACGCATCATCAGATTGTTTTGCCATAATATATAATTCAAATTCAAGATTATATGGAACTGGCATATATTGAGTATCTAATTGTTTTGTATTTGAGCCTTTAACCTTTTTAAATTTTTGAACACGATTAAGTTTTCTAGCAGAATCATAAGAAAGATTTTTAATTTCAAATCCAAGTCTGGGCAAGGTAATAGCAACCTGTTTTGATAAATCTGCATCATCACGCAAACGTACCAAAAACTTTTCTCTGGGGCCATACGCAAGAGGAACCTTCATAGTCTGTGTTATGGTTCCAGAATTATCTTTACGAACAAGATTAATTGAATTAAACATTGATCCAAAGGAAATAACTACCTTTCGTATGGTTTCGTGATAAAATTGAGTTCCTAGCATTATGAACTACTCCCTGCATCTCCAAATGGATTTGACTCACTGAAATCCAAAATTGTTCTACTTTTAACTTCAAACATTTCATTTTGTACAGTCTTGTCGGTACTAAAGTCACCTACTATATAGTCTTCTTGCAACAGATATGCATCATCACCAGTGTCAGCCGGGCGTTCAAGAATAATACTTTCGCCAACTGAAGTGCTGTCAGTTTCACCAAGTATGTTATCACCATCTGTTTCTTCAAGTAGTAATCCAGAACCAACATCGTCATCAGTAGAAGATTCTAATCTTATCTCCTCATTTACAGATGAAGACTGTTCCAAGGTAAACTGATAAATTAGTGCATCTATACTATGTTCAGTTTCAATCGCATCAATGGCCGTAATACCAGTATCAATAATTTCAGAACTATAATCATACAAGCGACATCTTAATTTATATACTGGATTATTGTCCAATTGATAAAATGGTTCATCATGGTCTACAAAATTAACCTGAAACATTTTATCAAGAATTGGATGATAAATTGCATCACCTTCTTGTGGTCTATCAGAATCAGTTGCAGCGGTATCTAAAATAATATAAAACTCATTACCGCTTTCTTCAGATAATATTCTTCCTTCATTGTCTTCTTCTAATACTACCTTCTCACCACTTTCATCAAAGATAAAACTTTTTGTAGCTGTACTTAATGTTGATGATAATGATGATTGATCTGTGGTTCCCGCTTCTAATTGTATTGAACCACCAGAACTAGTATCTGTACCATCTTGAATTCGTATCTGTCTATCTAATTCTTGAAATCTTTCTTTATTAACAACAAAGGTTGCTTCACTTAAATTTTGCAAACCAAATTGATTCATCAGTTCTTTTTCACCAGCAAATCCACCATCTGCATCTTCCATATACACTTCTATAGGATGTTGTGTTTTGAACTTAGAAAGAGAATCTTCTCCCCACACCGTATCTTCTGCTACAAGATCACGGTCCATATAATAAACATCGTGACCATATATTTGAATCGCTTCTTTTACAAGATCACTATATAAGCTTCTTTCAGTTTTTATAGATGTAAAACTGTTTGTATGAAATGCTGTATTAACTGCCATAGTATGTGTTTCAACCTATCATGTAATTTATCGGCAGCTCAAAGGCAAGTTGAATTTCTTCCTCAAGTTTGTTTTGCTCTTCTATTGCTTGGGTGTATAATGTTTCACCATTCATGGTTACTCCACCGAGCATTGTAACTCCACCAAATTTACTAAGATTTGCACCCCACTGTTTTTTAATAAGTGTAGTCGCATATCGTTTTAAATATATGTCATCATAAATGTCTGTATATGAAGTAGGATCAAGTTTTCTATAACATTCAATGATAAGATAATCAACATCAGCTGTTACATCGTTCTCCCAATCCATATCAATGTAAAGACGATTTTGGTGTTGATTAAATCGTATAGGAGTTTCACCGACCAATATCTGTTGCAACAAATCAATATTATTCATTGTCATTTCATATTGGATAATAGATGTTGAAGAAAAATCATATAAGTCATTTAATCTTAATTGATAACGTATATCAAACATATTCATAGAGTGTCGGTCAGATAAAGGGAAGATTCGAGTGACCGCTAATACGGTTTCAGGAACTATGATATAATTATTTTGTTGTGTGTAAGTAGTAGTCACACCTCCCTTGGTCGCTGAAAGAGTAGAATCACCTTCTACACTTTTCATACGAGTCTTGTCAGCTTCAGTAAATTCATATTTGAGATAACATCTTTCAACACCATCGTAATGGTATTGAGCAAAATATTGCAACGCTTCATCAAGTCTATCTTCTAACTGGTCATCATCCACGTTAATCTCAATGACTGGTTGACCAAGATTTCTTAATGCGTATTGTTTTAATGTTTCTCTACTAGATGGTTCTGCCATAGATTACCCTTGTTGTTCTAGCATATTTATACTATCCCAAAGCAAGAGCAAAGGCAATTGATTGAGATGATGTTGCTTTTGCGTTTAATTGTGTTTGAACGTTTGAAGATACACCATTTAAATATTGATATTCAGCATTTGATATTGATCCATCAGCAATTTTAGCTGCGTCTATAGCTGCAGCTGCTTTAATATTTGCATTTGCAATATTTGATAAACTATTTCCTGTTCCATCTACATCAAAAGTTTTATTTGTTAATGTTTGTGAAGCGTCATTTAACGTTATGTTAGATGTGTTTGATAAATCAGTTGAAGCAATCGTTATGTTTCCTGTACCATCAAAACTTTGTCCTGCGATATTTCTAGCAGTTGCCAAAGCAGTTGCCGTATCGGCATTACCTTCTAAATTAGCAACTAATGTACCAACTGCATATCCTGTACCAGACGTATTTACAGTAGTTGTTGGTGCCGCTTGAAGGTCTTTAAATAATTTCCATTTGCCTGAATCATTAGCATCTCTAAACAGTCCTGAATATAAA